ATAATCACTTGTTCCATATAAATCAATTGTTTATTATATTTATATGATTAAATTCTTGTCCATAAAAATTTTGGTATACCACCATTTGGTTGCCAGACCTTATTTTTGTTTTGAAATTTAACTAATTTATGAGCGTCTTCTTCAAAAAAATACTCGGCCACAACATTGTTATTTGGTTTTTCTATTACTTGCCAATAGATGTTTTTCTTTCTTTTTACCATCTTTTTAGTATATGATAAATTAGGTTGTAAGTTATTTGGCCTTTTATCACCTCTATGAAATCTAACTTTTTGTTTTTTTGGCATTAACTTATTTTCATATCCCAACTAATTATTCTTTTTATTTTTTTTGATTTAGACGGCTCTGTAAAATGTCTAACAAATTTAGGAACAACAACTATTGTACCCTCAACAACTGGTAATGGATAATATATTGTTCTATCTGATTGCCAATCATTCCAAGGTTGAATATATTGAGTAACAGGACCATCTTCAGGCATATTTAAATATAAAATACCTGTCAAACCCGTAGCACCGTGATTATGCGGTGTATGATAGTCGCCTTTCTTGTAAGAAACTGACCATATGTCTTCCATATGTATATCTTTTTTAATTCTTTTAGATAACATATTTAATTCTTCACTACAAATATTAGTAAAAGCCTGAGCAAAACCACTTCTATCACCTTGCCTATTTGTAGCAAATGTTTGTACTCCGTGTTTCTTTTCAGGAAATGCTTTTACTAATTTTTCTAATTGTTTTTTCTTTTCAGAAAAATTTAATGTGGGTATAGACCACATTGGTATCGTAAATAAATTACCTGGTATCATTGTATCTCCTTCTTATCTCTTTTGTATTCTAAACCTAGTTTATCATACACTTCATCTATCGTATCTTCTACGTGCCAAAAATTATCTTTTGTCCATAGAGCCACCTTTTTACCAGCTGTCAAGTCTTCATAAACAGATATTATGTGATCTGTATTAATTAGTATTGGTGAGCCTTCATAAGGTGGATTAGCATTTTTAAATGTCACAAATTTTGCCATATTTTCTCCTATATTTTAAAGTCAGAAAACTTTTCATACGCCGACTCTGGTGTAGGATAATTTTCTTCTTCTTTTGTTTGGTTCTTATCTACTATATTCTGTGCTACATTTTCCACATCATATAATCTCATTTTTGCTCTATCAACACCTACAATAAATGCTCTATTCATTGCTGGGTCATTGTATCTATTTTTAAGTTGTTTTACTTTCATTTGTCCTAATGATTCTAATTCTTCATTTGACATAAGAGCAAACATAAAGTCAGCTGTTGCTGGTAGTCCAAAACTTTCAGATGTATCTTCTAAACCAATGTCTGTTGAAACGTAACCTGTTCTTGTTGTTTGTGTGGCACTAAAAATAGGTACATTGTGTTCTACTGCCAAACCTCTTAATTCTTCAGCAATTGCTTTGATATAAAAATAAGATGATATATTACCACCTTTAAATCTACTTGAAGCACATATGTTTAAATAATCAATAAAGACCACATCTGGTTTAAAACTTTTCTTTAATGCTAGTTCGTTTATTAATGATTTGAAATGACCACTATGAGCTGAAGCAGTTGGATATTCTTTGATAATTAATTTACCAGCAGTTTTACTTCTTAACTTATTCATCTTGTCATCATATAATTGTTTAGGCATTGAGTGTAAATCATCAATAGTTACGTCTAATAAGTTGGCGTCTATTCTTTCAGCAATTCTTTCTTCAGCCATTTCTAAAGTAATATACAACACATTTAGTCCTTCATTTAAAAAGTGACTAGCACAATGACACATAAACAAAGATTTACCAACACCAGTACCGGCAAGAGCAATGTTTAATGTTTTACTTGGCACACCGCCTTTTGTAATTCTATTAAAGAAAGATAAGTCAAACTTAAATTTCTTTTCTTTTGTATGATACCATTCAAATCTATCTTCAGCGTCACCAATATAATCGTGTCCTATATGATTATCAAAACTTACAGCTAACGCCTCACTTAATATACTTGGTATTGCCTCTGGTTGTTTCTGTTTATCTTTACCATCTAATATTTTAATACCAGATAACACAGCATTATGTACTGCTCTGTCTTTACAAAATCTTTCAGTTGTATCTAATAGCCATTGTAAATCTACTTCTTCACTTGATAATGTATTTAATAAATCTTTGATAAGTTTTATTTCATCATCATTAATATCTTTACGTCTATTGATTTCTATTAAGATAGTTTCTTTTGTAGGTAAATTTTTATATTTCTCTACAAAGGTATATACTTCTTCGTATAATAGTTTTTCAATTCTATTTGAAAAATAATCTGACTTTACAAAAGGCAAAGCCTTTCTAGTAAAATCTTCATTGAAAAAGAAGTTTCGTAATATTGTTATTTCTATTCTCTCGTTATTTGTCATCTATATTAAAAGTACCATTTTTTAATTGTTCTTCAACACACTCTATTAATATGTCGCCGATATAATTTCTAAAGTCATCTGATTTTACATCTTCTTTATTAGGATTTACCATAATATCATAAGTAAACTTTAAAGGTATCTGACCAGTAGCATTTTCTGTTGTTGAGAATTTAACTTGATCATACTTGTAGATGATACCCTCGTATTGACCCTCTAATAACTTTATACAACTAAAGTCATCTTCTTTTCTTTGAGCAAAGATATATCTTTTATTCTTCGTCTGATCCGTAGGAGAATTTTCTTTTGGCGTACTCATCAATCTTTCCTAATACCTCTTTTGTAAAATATTTTTCAGGCTCTGTATTAATAGACTTACCAAAAACTTTTGTACCATCAGGCATTTCATATCTAGTAGATACTTTCTTAAATACACCAGCAGCTTCAGCTAGTTCTAAAAGTCCGTAATACTTGTCAAGGCCTTGTTTATAAGTTAGTCTTACATCAATTTGAGCATTTTCTTTTGTTAAACGTGATTTATAATTTTTACAATGTATAATATTACCAACTACCTCTGTACCGTCTTTTTCTTTACGCTTACTTAAATAGATGATTGATGAAGCAGCGTATTTCAAACCTGAACCGCCACCCATTTCTTTTTGTGGAAACATAGAACCAATAACATCATAGGTGTGATTGGTCATAATCATAGGTATATTTGCTTTACCTAGTTTAAGTGTTAAGACTCTGAAAGTAGATTTAACTATTTGTGATCTAGTCATATCTCTTGTTTCTTTACCAGCAGCCGTATCTTCCATTTCTTTTGTAGTAGATAACATACCTAAACTATCTAATACAAACATAATAGGTTTTCTACTTGCCTCTGGTTGTTCTAAATATTTGTCTATAATTTTTATTGCTTGTGCTCTAAATTCTTGTACTGTAGCGACTGGCACTATGACCATTCTTTTACTATCTACACCACGATTTTCAATCATATCTTTTGAGATAGCACTTTCTGATTCAAAGTAAATTACACCAGCGTCTTTATCTGTATCTAAAAAATGTTTACAAATACCTAAAGCAAAAAATGTTTTACCTGTAGCTGCCTCACCAGCGATTGCTGTAATTTTGTTTCCAGGCATACCACCATATATACTACCTGATAGTAAAGCGTTAAAAGAGTGAGAACCTGTGTCTATGAAACTTGTTACGTCTGCCGAATCAACACCCTCACTAACAAGTGTGGCGTATTCATTACCTGTTTCTTTGATTATATCTTTTAGAAAATTACTCATATCAATTCCTCCATAAATTTATTGTTATTATTATATATCATTGTTCTTATAAAGTCAAGTCCCATTACATCTCACATCTTTTTTAGGTTGTTCAGCCGTGTGCCAATACATACCATCAAACACTACAACTCTACCTTGTTTTGGTGTAATTCTTTTTAATTCTTTTACATCTTCAAAGAAAGGCACATCACCCTCTTTCTCTGTTTTATAATCATATATTATAGTGTCACCATCACTATCACACACATAATATAGATATACTAAATGTGGTTCAAATCTATCTAAATGAGGAGTATCAACACCTGTGCCAGCAAAATCTATATTTAATGGTAATTGTAAGAAAGACCTAGCCTCCATTATCTTATCGCCAACTAGCTGATCAACTAATTGTATGGGTTTTCTACCTATTTTTTTACTACAATTATTGACTACTTTTTTTATACTATCGTGTAATATATCTAAATCAAATATGTGTTTAAAACCTGGTCGTCTTTGATGTTGATTATTTTTTATTGAAACATCATCTGTATATTGAAACCAAGACTCATTCATAACTTGATGTTTAATTATTTCTTGGTCAAATATATCTACAATGTCGTCAAATACTTTTATCATTCTTTTTTGCTCTTAATACTACCGGTCTACCACTTCTGGTTTTCGGAAATTCAAAATCTAATTTTGGCATATGGGCTGGACCTTCTCCCTCAAATCTTAATTTAGGGTCTTCAGGCACCCAACCTTTTCTTGGCTCTTCGTAATCTTCAGGTTTAACTCTTGTCCATAATAAGTCTTTCATTTCTTCTATACTTACCATACCAAAATCATTATATACTCTACCCTCAAATTGATCTGCCATATTCATAACCATTTCTTTGTTATAGGCAATCTTTCTTTGATAGTCCCAATATTCTTTTAAATCTTCGTACTGTTCTTTTGTAATCATCTGATAATTTGTATTTTAGCATTTGGTGACCATATTTCAAGTTCTTTTCTCAAGCGATTATCTGATTTAAGATTATTATATCTGTTGGTCGCTTTCTTTTTCCACCACTCTATAATATTATTTAGGTTAAACTTGTCGTAATTATCATCTCTAATCATCTCTTTAGTTTTACCATTTATAATATCTATATAATTCTTAATACCATAATTACAAGTATAATATCTTTTTCTTTCTGTTAACTTTTTGGCATTGCTGATAGTTGTATTAAACATATCTAAATCATTGCCGTCTAAACTTCTTTTTACTAAACCAATAATAGCAGTTGTTAGTTTTAACTTTCTACTAGAGGCGTCATCTTTAATTAATTTGCCTACGTGTTGTTGAACAAAAGATGATAAGTCGTGGAAAGGTTTACCGTGTATCAAAGGTATAAAGTCACTATCTGTTAAGCCTTTATATCTTAAATAAGGTTTCATACCATCATATTGACTAGATGATTTACTATTACCATATAAACTTGTTGTTTCAAATAATGATAAGTTCATACCATACTTGTCATTTAATTTTTCTCTTACCCAATGACTACAACATATGGCAGCCAATAGTTTACCACCAAGATAATTATAACCAAATGGTTGTGATGGCACAATTACAAAACCCATAATAGAAGTTTTATTAAATGTTACCAACTCTGGTACATTGCCTAATAAAACATTTCTTGGTTTCATATTAATAACTGGCGAGCCACATCTAATAAAACCTACCCACTTATTAGTGTTCTTTTCTTTTACACCTATCTTTAAATTTTTACCAGGCACACTTGACATATTAGTATGTGAAGATATTAGATTTAAAAATGAATCAAATGTTGTATTATCTGGCTCTGTAATCTCAAAGTCCATATCTTGTGGACTCATATCAAAGTTATCAAATATTTCTGTTTCAGGCCCCATACCAGGTAAACTGGCAGATATTGTATCATTAAGTTGAGACATCTTTTGATCTCTCATATACTCATCTATTCTATTAAACTGGCCAAAATAATCGTTAAATATTTTAGCACAATATAGTGCCTGTTCTCTATTTAGGGTCTTCATTGTTCCACATCACCATTAATCCAACTATTAATATTATAGGTATCAAACTTAAACCTACTGCTAACGTAACCGTCATACTTCATTCCCCCATACATCCCAGCCTTGAGTTTTTTGTCTAGCAAACAATTCTATTCTAGGTAAATCACCGCATAGATTTACTATATCGTTTCTAATTCTATCTGGCTTTCTACTATGTTCTCTACGAATATCTACGACTAATTGTGCTACTGATTTACTAATTCTTTTTGGTCTGCCTTTAGTTGCTAGTAAACACATTTCAGGATTACCTCTAGTCCAATATCCTAAACCTGTAAAAAAACCAGGTGATTTTCTATTTTGTTTTGCCCACGTAAACGCTACCGTTTTGTATTCAAAGCCCCAGGCCTTTATGACTTCAAATGCTTTATGTAATAAAGGGTCAACAACCCACATAAACAATACACAATCTTTCTCAGCAATATTATTTACTGGTAGATTACAAATATCTTTTAATGACATACAACTATAATGATTTTCTGGACTTTTACCTTTACCTTTATCAGACCTTGTTGTAAATGTCCAAGGTGGGTCAGAATAAATTATACTATATTTTTTATTGGGTAACATAAGAAAATGTAAATATTTTTATAAGTAAAACTATAATTAAAAATTTTGGTAAAGACCAATCTGTTCTGGTAGCTAATATAGCTCCTGTAGCGAAGCCCCAATGAACCGAAACTAATGATAAAAGTATGGTAGTGATCATTCAAAAAATGCCTCTAAATTTGCTGTTGGTTCGTGTTTCCAACCTATTGCTTGTAATATAAATCTCATTGGATCTAAAAATGTTTTTTCAAATTGTAGTTCGTAATCAATGTATTGTTCTAATTTAAATTCTGTTGGTAATTTTGTCATATAACTTATTACATCAAACTTAAATGGATTTGCCTCTAATAATTTAAGAAACTTAATCTTATCACCATCTTGTATAAAAGGATATTTTCTACCTAGATTAAATTGTTTTAGTTGATAATTGTAAATCAAAGCACCTTTAACGTGTATTGGTGTACCTTTGATAAACACACTATTATTGTCTCTATATTTTTTAATGTTATTACAACTTCTAGGAAACGATATTGCCTCAGCAGGTAGTTCTAAAAACTCCTTTTTAAAGTCAGCAATAAATTTATGTAAGTCTGATTGTTCTTTAGACATAATAATTTTAATCGCCTCTTTAATTCTACCACGACAGACCTGCGGTGTACTAGACTTGACAGCTTCTATACCCATAAGTTTTAACTTTGGATCAGAGAGTCTCACGCCTTCTTCATCTAGTACATTTAACATATACCGCTTTTTGGCCACCCAAATACCCTTGTCGGCAATAACTTCTCGTTTCATTACCATACAATTTTTAAAGGCATTTGTGTAATCAGATAATTCACCAAAACATTTTTCTAAAAATGGTTCTATTCTACTGCCAACAACCTTGTCAATAAAATTACATATTTGGTCATTAGTCTTACCCTCACAAGTTTT